ATTAAACGCTCAAAATACAACAACAAGAAAACAAGTATTGACGGCATCACCTTCGATAGCAAGAAGGAAGCCGATAGATACGTTTCTTTGACGCTTAGAGCGAAGATCGGGGAGATACTGGACCTACACCTTCAGACGCCCTTTATCTTCGCTTTAGACGGCAAAAAAATGTTCACGTACAAATCGGACTTCATGTACTACGACACCATCACAAACAAGACGGTAATCGAGGACGTGAAGGGAATGCGAACGCCGTTGTATAAATTGAAGAAGAAACTAATCGAGCACCAACACAAAATCACAATCACGGAAACATGACCCATCCATTACAAAGATCACCAAAAGAAAAAGCAGAAAAGTTAGTTGATGAATATTACTCGGTATTTGCTAAAAGATTGCAACTATCCGAAAGTTTTGATTCTCAATACCGATATTCATTTTGCAAACCATTGGCCAAAAGATGCGCTGAAATTGTAGTTAGGGAAATATTAAAAACAAGCCCATGCTATCCAAGTATTAGCAATTGGGATGAATGCGGTGGAAATCATCAAGACTATTATGAAACGCACATCGAAGAAGCTGATATTTTTTGGAGGCAAGTTTGGCACGAAATTGAAAAGCTATGAGACACCCATTTGACAAATACAAATTCAATCGCTTCGGTTTCGAGATCGGCCAAGAACTGGAATGGTTCGAGTGGCTTCACAATTACAAAGCTTGCCTCAAAGAATACAGAAAGCAATTGAAGCAAGATCGTTTTGACGATGAAGATACCCTCGAGAAATTCATTGCCAACAAAGAGGAGCTGCTTCAAATTACCAGCACAATTAACCAGTTCGCTTCCAAGATCGCATTCCGGCCATATCACAAATCTTTCTTGGAGTCCAAAAAAATAGACAAGGCGGACCTATTGAGGTTCAAAAATATCTTGTTAAAAAACTACGAAGAAAGCGAAAAGAAAGACGCAAAGTATTATCTTTCAATCATTAAATAAAAACTGAACGATAATTTCAGTTATCGCATACCTGAACGATAGACAATTCATTAACCCATAAAAACCAAGATTATGAATGAAACAATCACCATCACCGTTGCAATTGCAACAAACGAGGAAACCACAACAATCAACGTGGAGTTTCCGTACACTGGAACGATTAAAGACCTCGAATCGTTTATTTCAAACAGCCACCTAATGGCCTATAAATTAGGCTATGCCGATCAGACGGTAGACGAGGTGAAGCAAAGACTAATACTCTAACCATGGAAACAACCAAGCACGGACGTAACATCGTATCAATCCGATGCAAAGACGGCGATCAGTTCTTACTGTTATCCGATCTTCACTTTGATCACCCGAAATGTAGGCGTGACCTACTCCAAGATCACATCGAGAAAGCCATTAACCTTGGAGCAAAAATCCTGATCAATGGTGATTTCTTTTGTATCATGCAAGGAAAGTACGACAAACGAGCGAGCAAAGACGACATCCGTCCCGAGCATCAAGGCGGGAATTACTTTGACTTGGTTGTTAACGAGGCAGTTGAATGGTGGGCAAAGTACGCTCACCATTTACTTTTTTTGGGGTACGGTAATCACGAAACGGCAGTAAGCAAGCGCCACGAAATAGACCTCACCGAGCGGTTTGTTTCTTTGCTGAATTACAAGACCGGTGCTAAGGTACTGAATGGTGGGTATGCCGGTTGGATCGTATTCAATGTGCACCGAGGCGATGAAGCCAAAACGTACCTCAACTTCAAGATGAAATACCACCATGGCCACGGTGGCGGTGGAGTGGTAACAAAGGGAGTGATCCAACACCAACGGATGCACGCAAGCGTAGACGGTGCCGATGTTCTTTGGATGGGTCACGTTCACGAACTTTACCACCACATCAACATCAAAGAAACTTTGCAAGTGGTTGCACCTTACGAAGTTAGGCAACGCATCCAGCACGATATTCGAACGTCAACCTACAAGGATGAGTTCACGGACGGGGCTTTCGGTTGGCACATCGAACGGGGCGCGTATGGCAAACCAATCGGAGGGTATTTAATGCGACTCAACTTCGTTCGTGATGTGAAGGAGAAAGAGCGTAATTACATCAACCCCGATTTTCAAGCGATTTATTCAAACATTTAAAAACTAAAATATGGAAAACGAAAAGTATGTAGGCAAAGGTTGGTCCAACCAATACGGTGTGAAGGTTCAACTTAAAAAACAAGATTTACTCGATTTACCCACCAACCAATACGGGGACATCGAAGTCTTTGTAGGTCAGCGCAAAGAGGTTGACCAAAAGAGCAAAGCAACGCACTGGGTAAAATGGAAAGCAAAGGATGCACCGATGCAAGCCCCGAGCGAAATCAACCCGGCACTCAAACCAGCCATTGATAAATTGGCTCAACATGGATGGAACACCGATAACGATTTGCCATTCTAAATGCATCCACTAATCGACCTCGTGACTAGCCACCGTGGCATCAAGAAGTACTGCCTTGAATTGGCGGGCGATCTTGGCCATGACCTTTATCACGAGGTTGTTTTGTACCTTTGCGAGAAACCCGAAGAGCAAAAGAACCAGCTACTCAATTCATCGTGGTACTTGTTTGTGATTCAAGTAATCTACAACACCTACTATCTACCAAGATCACCATTCAATAAGAAATTCAACCCATCGCAAGAACGGGTTGGAATAGATCACTTGGAAATGATCGATGAACAGTACAACCAAGAGCAAGACCTGGAAGACTCGGAAAGGATCGAGAGCATAAAGAAGAAAATGACAAAGCTCGAGTGGTACGAAGGGGTAATTTTTCAGATTCACCTGGAAGGGGTGCCGATGAAAAAAATATCCCGCGACACCAAGATTCCGTACAATTCCGTTCGAGCTACAATTAAGAACGTAAAAAATAAATTAAAATGAAATATCGAATCAAGCAATACAGTGAAAATGAATTTTGCGCACAAGTAAAAAAGGATTGGTTTACAGATTGGGAAGCAATAGATACGCAAATAATTTCATTAAGTTATACTCATATTAAGCCAATCGTTAAAACATTTGAAGAAGCTGAAATGATCATTCAACGCAGGAAGGAATGGTTTGAATTAAATAAGCAATACCCTAAAATTTTTGAAATAAAATGATAGTATTACTTTTGGCGGTTTATTCCGCGTGTATTGGAGTGGTGATGACTAAGCTCACCGACATTGGCGAATCAATCGGATTCAAGCCTTTCAATTGTTACATTTGCCTATCTTGGTGGATCGGTATTGCCCATGGCTGCCTTGGGTTACTTACTCACCGGATCGACATTATAGATGTGGTCGGTGTTGGCGGTTTGTCCAGCATATTGGCTTACGTCTTTGTAGATGTTATTTTGTACCGTAATCGATGAATGGAAGAAAAATGATAAACAGATTAAATGACAATCAGTTGCAGCGGTTGGAACCGTTGTATCCAAAGTGGTTAGAATACCAGCGTGTGCGCGTGTTCAAGATAGCACCGGAACAAATGGCGATCGTTGGTAGCGTATGGAGCGAGATCATGGAGCGCAAATGGGTGGGCGGTTGTTCTGCGTGCAACCTCGATGCGTTTACGCGTGTGTTCTCTATGTACGAAAAGGAAAGAGATCGTAGATTCCGCGAGATTAACGATGCCATTGCAAAAGCTGTGTTCACGGATAGTGAACCGACCGAAATTGTGAACACTAAAGAAGAAACCGATGCCACTCCCAAAAAGAAAGTCCGAAGAATCAAAAAGTGATTTCATGGACCGTTGCATGAGCGATGACACCATGAAGCATGAATACACCGACAGCGTTCAAAGGTTGGCCGTGTGCAACGCGTTAGGTCGTAAGAAGTACGAACTATTCCAATCCTACAATGACTATCCCCAAGCGGTCCGTAGCAACGCTAAGCGAGGCATTGAACTGAACGAAAAGAACGGTAACAAATGTGCCACGCAAGTCGGTAAGGTTCGAGCTCAACAGCTCGCGAATGGTGAGCGCGTGACGATTGACACGATCAAACGGATGTACTCCTATTTGAGCCGTGCGAAAGAAGGTTACGAACAAGCAACGCCCCAGGACTGCGGTTATATTTCCTACCTTCTTTGGGGTGGGCTAGCCGGCCTTCGATGGAGTGAAGCAAAATTAAAGGAGCTCGAGAAATGACAAAAGAGAAAGAACACGATGTAATTGACCAAGCAATCAACGCGGTGGAGCTTTACGCTACCATTGCCAATTTGCTAATGGATATTGCAGAAACTGCCGATCATGTGAGCGTTGGCGGTGCTACCGATTACGAACTAAAGCTTATGTGTATGCAGAAGCTAAAGGATATTGTAAACAAAATTGAAATCTAATGCCACGCGGTGAGAATTTTAAGAACAAAGAAACCGCGAAGAAGCACGGATTTGGTAGCCATCCCGAAAACATCAATCGGAATGGACGGCCACGGGCGTTGAAGAACGTGATCAAAGAAGTGTTTATGGAAGAGTTCGACATCACGCTTTCATCCAGTCAAGCCAACGATATGATTATGGCAATGCTTTGCATGACTGAAAAGCAAGTCAAGGACCTAGGCGAACGTGAGGATGTCCCATTCTGGTTGAAGATGATCAGCAAGAAGATGGAGCGTGACATGAGCCGTGGTTCAATCCACCTTATGGAAGTTCTATTTGATCGCGTGTACGGAAAGCCAAAGGAAACCGTTGATACTACGGTATCGATGCCACAAGCGGAAATCAATGTTGGAATAATCAAAGGGAGTGTTGACCTTGCCGATAGTGAAGATGCAATAATTTTAGATTGATGTTTCAAACCTCTGTAATTTTTGAGCGCAATTACAATTCAATTGCCGAGGTTATAGTCAATCAAGGTGGGACAAGTTCGGGTAAGACTTACTCCATCCTCCAGGTGCTTTGCTTGAAAGCCATCGAGCAACCCGACCAAGTGATCAGTGTGGTAGGCCAAGACGTGCCTAACCTTAAAAGCGGTGCGCTCCGTGATATGCAAGCGATTGTAGCGAGCTCAACCGACATTCAAAGTTGGATTAAAAGCTACAACGCGAGCGATCGTATCTTTACGTTTCACAACGGATCAATCATAGAGTTTAAAAGCTACCAAGATTCCCAAGATGCAAAGAGCGGGAAACGCGATTACTTCTTTTTGAATGAAGCGAACGGGATTAGTTATGAAATCTATTCCGAGCTCGCGATGCGAACCAAGAAAAAAGTGTTTATCGACTACAACCCTAACGCTCGGTTTTGGGTACATGAAAAGTTGATCGGCAAAGACGGTGTTGAGTTGATCATTTCCGACCACCGGCACAACCCATTCCTTCCCGAGATCATTCGTAAAAAGATTGAAGCTTTGCGCAGTGACGACGAGGAACTTTGGAAGGTGTACGCCCGTGGTATGACCGGCAAGATTGAGGGATTGATTTACCGCAACTGGGGAACGATCGTAACGATACCAAACGAAGCGCAATTGATTGGTTACGGCATGGACTTTGGATTTACCAACGATCCCACGGCTATTGTTGGAGTGTACCGGTACAACGGCCAATTGATCATTGATGAAATAATGTACCATAAAGGG